TGACCAAATCTCAGTTGGTTAAAGGTGCTTTCAGAATGTTAACTCTTAAACTTGGTCAAGCCAATGTTCCCCTTATCGTCACAAACCATACTTATGATGTCATCGGTTCCTATGTTCCTACTAAAGAGATGGGCGGTGGGAGCGGCCTTAAGTACGCTGCCAGTAGCATTATCTATCTTAGTAAAAAGAAGGAGAAAGACGGAAAAGAAGTCATTGGCAACATTATCAAGGCAAAGACTGCTAAGTCGCGTTTAAGCAAAGAAAATCAAGATGTGGAAGTTAAGCTTTATTATGATGAGCGTGGCCTTGATCGATATTATGGTCTTCTTGAACTCGGTGAAATTGGTGGACTCTGGAAGAATGTAGCTGGTAGATATGAAATTGATGGGAAGAAACTCTATGCTAAAGAAATACTCAAGAACCCTGAAAACTATTTTACCCCTGAAGTTCTGGAGAAACTAGATGTCATTGCCAGAGGAACCTTCTCCTACGGAGGTTGAGCTACAGTATTATTGGAGTAAATTCCCTGATCTGGATAGATCTACAGTGGAGTTTATGTTAAAATTGAGCCATGAGAGTTCTGATGTTTATCATCAGTACTTCACTGATAATAATGATGCTTCATGATTACAACCCTAGAAACAACTATTCTTAAAGGACTTATCCACAATGAAGAATACACCAGAAAGGTTTTACCATATGTACAGAAGTCTTACTTTGAGACATCCACTGGACAGAACTTATTTAAAATCATTGAGGAACACTTCACTACATACGGAGGATGTCCAACAACCGATACTCTGGGAGTTGCCATCGAATCCCTCAATGGACTCAGCGAAGAGGACTTCCAATCAATCCAATCAACTGCAGGAAACCTTCTGGAGAAGGACGAAAACAACTTTGAGTGGTTGGTGGATACAACTGAGAAGTGGTGCAAAGAAAGGGCCGTTTATCTCGCTCTCTTAGAATCCATTTCTATTCATGATGGACAAGACAAAGATAAGGGAAGAGAATCTATCCCTGAATTACTGTCGGAAGCGTTAGGTGTCTCTTTTGACGCTCACATTGGCCACAACTACCTACAGGACTATAACGAACGCTATGACTTTTATCACCTCAAAGAGGAACGCCTCTCTTTCGGACTTTCTTACTTTGACAAAATTACGAAAGGTGGGATCCCTAACAAAACTCTCAACATCGCTCTTGCTGGTACAGGCGTCGGAAAGAGTCTATTCATGTGCTCACTGGCTAGCACCATCCTCATGCAAGGGAAGAACGTTCTCTACATCACTCTTGAAATGGCAGAGGAGAGAATTGCTGAGCGAATTGATTCAAACCTCCTCAACACCAACCTCCAAGACATAGTAGACATCCCCCGTCCTATGTTTGAAAGCAAGGTACAGGGGATACAAAGAAAAACACAGGGGCAGTTGTACATCAAAGAGTACCCCACTGCCTCTGCTCACTCTGGGCACTTTGATGCTTTGATTAAAGAGTTGAGCTTAAAGAAAGCCTTCAAGCCGGACATTGTGTTTGTGGATTATCTGAATATCTGCACAAGCGCTAGATACAGGGCGGGAAGTAATGTAAACTCATATACAGTCGTGAAAGCGATTGCTGAAGAGTTGCGTGGACTTGCTGTGAAGTATAACATTCCAGTGATGAGCGCTACTCAAACTACCCGAGGGGGATTTGCTAGTTCTGATGTCGATCTTACTGATACGTCTGAGTCTTTTGGCTTACCTGCTACTGCCGACTTTATGTTTGCTCTTATTTCTACCGAGGAGTTGGATGAGATGGGACAGATTATGGTCAAGCAGCTCAAGAATAGATACAACGACCTCACCACCCACAGAAAGTTCGTAGTTGGTATTGACAGAGCAAAGATGCGTTTGTTTGATGTAGAACAATCTGCTCAAGATGATATCTTAAGTGTCGAACCAGTGTCGGGTGAACCTAAGTTCAATACTAAATCATTCGGAGACTTCACTTTCTAACATGGACAATTTCTTCTTTGACGAGGCAAGACGAAACTACGAGGACTTCATGCGCCAGTATGGAGACGAGATGGACAAGGCTGATAAAAAGAATAAGGAGGACGACCTCCGTAAGAAGTATGGGAAGAACTGGAAGGAGTATGATAAAGAAGCGCGCAAGGGAGATGCCCCTCCCGGACGGAAACGCGCATACAAGCTCCCTATAAAGAAGAAGTAGGGTGTGCTACAATCACATTATGAGTTTATTCAATCATGGCTAAGAAGAAGATCGACCACACCAAATACCGTGGTTTTGTTGATGCAGTCACCTCTGACGAAAGCAAAGACTTTCTTGCTCTAACTGACAGACTTATGTCCCTGGACAGGTCAGGTGCAAACATTGAACGTCTTATGACTGGTGCTGTTGGTATCAACAGCGAAGGTGGTGAGATTATGGAAATTGTTAAGAAGCTGGTATTCCAGGGTAAGCCTTGGGATGAAGAAACTAAATTCCACATCAAGCGTGAACTTGGTGATGTTATGTGGTATCTTACTCAGTGTCTTATTGCTATGGACCTCTCACTGGACGATGTTATTGCTGAGAACATTAAGAAGTTAGAAGCACGATATCCAGGTGGTCAGTTTGACGCTTGGTACTCTGAGCACAGACAGGAGGGAGACCTTTGAGCGACAAACCACTAACCCCAGAAGAGATGCAGGAGGCAATGGATCAGTTCTTGCCCCTCTTCCACATCGTGAACCAGCCCATCAAGGACTCAGGTGGAAGCATTGAGGACACCTTGAAAGTTATGGAGAGTGTTGCTAAACTAGCACACAAGAAGAGAGCTGATAAGAAAGAAGAAGCCTTTGGATTCCTCAAGAAGGATGAAGATGGTAACATAAGTACTACTGAAGGAGAATCACTATGAAAACTATTCCACTTATCCTCGCTGCCCTTATCACCGCTCCTGGTGCAGCGTTGGCACACCACCCCGAACCAACCAACCCAACCGTGTTGGCACACAGGGTAGGACACCGCCACACCCACGTTGGACGCCCACGCAGGGTTGCTGGTGTAGTAGAGCGCACCTGTTATAAGGACGTTTATCGTGAGGAGTATATCCCCGGTACGAGTTCTAGTCCAGGTAGAGTGAGACGCTGGACACAGCAGAGGGAAATCCCCTGCCGTGGTGCTGCTCGTCCACACCGCAGACCACCAGTTGCTCACCGCAGACAAGTAGACAACAACTCCTGTCTTGAAGGTACCATCGTTGGTGGCATCGCAGGCGGTACTGTTGGTGCAGTCGCTTCACGCGATGAAGGACGCATTTGGGCAATTCCCCTCGGAGTTGTTACTGGAGCACTGGTTGGTTGCCAAGTAGACGGTGGCTGAAAAGAATAAACACCTAACTCACATTGAGGACAGATTATTAACTGACGGAGCAGCTGGTGCCAAAGAGGCAATCAAGATACTCCGAGAAATGAGTAAGTTCTTATCAGGTGATGGTGGAGCACAAGTCTCCATCACCACCAAGTGGGACGGAGCACCGGCGATCATCTGTGGGACAGACCCAGAAGATGGTCGTTTCTTTGTTGGCACCAAGAGTGTGTTTGCTAAGGACGCTAAGCTCTGTAAGTCCGAAGACGATGTAACTAGAATGTATGATGGTGTGCTGGCAGAGAAGCTGCGAGTATCACTTCGATACCTTAAAGGTGCAGAAATAAAAGGAGTGCTCCAGGGTGACCTTATGTTCACCAACGATAAGACGATGGAAACAATAGATGATAAGAGATGGTTGACATTCAGACCAAATACTATTACCTACGCTGTTGACCCACATACACCTTTAGGTAAGCAAATAGAGAGAGCACAACTAGGTATTGTGTTTCACACCAAATACACTGGACCCTCAATGCCAGAGATGTCCGCTTCCTTTAAGATAAACGACGGAGACTTTAAGAGTGGTGGCCAGGTATGGGCACAGAAAGCAGAGTTCAAAGACATAGGAAATGTTGCTACTTTCTCTGCAGGGGAGAGAGGTGTGTATGACAGGGCAGTAAACAAAGCAGAAGGTTCTGTTAAACAAGCAAAGTCAATCTTTGAAAAGATTCAAACTGGTAAGAAGTCTCTTGCTATTGATACAGAACTCCTTAAATTCTTCAATAACTATGTGAAGGCAGGCACAAACATACCTTCAGTAGAGCAGGCGTATGCTGCGTTTCAACATCACATGGGAATAGAATATAATAAAGTGATAAAGAAGAACAAAACTCTGAAGTCGCAGTCAGATAAAGCATTTAAGTGGTTAAACACTATCCTTTGGATAGAGGACAACGAGAAGGAGTTCAAGATGCTCATTGCTGCTTATATGAATATCCAGTTTGCCAAGAACATGTTGGTGAATAAGATGAAGAAGGTATCAGAACTCAGGCTGTTTGTCAACATGGGTGACAAGTATGAAGCAACCACTCCAGAGGGGTTTGTTGCTATCTCCAATAAGAGCGCAACCAAGCTTATTGACAGAATGGAGTTTAG